ATTTGCTGTCATTTCAGAAACATTAGGTCTCCTTGTTGAATCACCACCACCAGCTACATCAGAAGACCAGTCCTCAAAAAATGAGGCTGCTTTTAATTCAGCACGGAAAAAATCATTTACCATGTCGCCCCAAATATCGGGGATATAACTTGCAGCAGTAGTTGTGGTTGTGTGTGTTGCGCCTAAAGCCATTTTATTATTTTTAGTTTATTAGAGTTCTCCTCTAACAGCTTTATCCCATAATTCTTTTGTATGAGATTTCTTTTCTTCGGTACTCATATCGGAAAAAGTTTTTCCATTACTACCCTTGACTGACCTTGTTGAATTTGTAGTAGCATTTGCTATTCTTTTTTCTTCTTCTTTTGCTTTTAAATAAACTTTTACCATTGGAAACTCTAAAGCTTCTTCTATGGTTTTATTGTTTAATTTAGCAAGAGTAAGAATCTCGTTTACATCTTCTTGGTCTATGTTAGGATGTGAATGTAAAAATTCTATTTTAGCTATTTTTTCCTCAACTCTTTTAATCTCTTCATTAGAATTATTAGAGGTGTTAGAGGTATTAGATGTGCTTTTTTTATTAAGTTCATCTAATGTTTTTTGAAGTTCCTCATATTTTCTTGTAATCTCTTCGTTATTTTTACGAGCTTCATCTCTTTGTTCAAGTGCTTTACGCTTTTGAACATTTAGAGTTTCTATGGAAACTTCTGACCCGTTAGTGGTATCATCCTTTTCATCTTTAGTGATGATTTCTTCACCGTTAGTGGTGACTTCTTTTTTTTCCTCAGACATAAATCTTTGGTTAAGCTACTGTTAATGGGCGTAGTGTCCCCAGTGCCGTTTTTATGGAGTGCCACTCCATTAATTAAAATTATCTATTATACTTTTTTTCTTTATAGTTTTATTGGTATATTTATCAATATCTCCTATAATAACATCAATTAATTTACCAGCAAATCTCTTTCCAACATACAGTTCTCCATTGGTTGCGACAATACCATCTACAATATCACTATTAACATTTTCAATATTATCTTTATATTCATAAAGAATATCTCTAAAAAGTTCCCAATTATTAGTATTCGCAAACTTTTTTAAAAATTCTATATTCATATTATTTTGCTAATGGTGGAACTCCACTATTAGGAGTACCAACTCTTAATGCTTGTTCAGTCAATGATGGTTGCATACCAGTCTTTGAACTAGACAACATAGATGGTTGTATTCCAGCTCTACTTGCTAACTCCTCAATTAATCCTTTCAACCTTGGGTCTTCCATCGCTGTTGGATTTTGTGCGAGTAATTGAATAAAGTTAGTAATACTTTCAATCTCTTGTGCTGGGTTATGTTTTTCTCCACTAATATCTATATCTAAATCTTTATCAAAATTCTTATAATAATTTTCAATTATTTTTACAAACTGTGAATTTGGAGTTTTATTCATAACATCATCTTTCAATGCGTTGATGTCATCATTAGATGGGAATATTCCTTTAGTTATTACATATTTTTTAATAGCTTCATTTATTCTATAATTAGAATGTTCTTCCATAATAGCATTAATAGTATCTCTGCTATATGTTTCAAAGATATGTTCCTTATTGACAGATTTCTCAAACTCTGGTATAATCCACTCTTTAATAACTTCTTCAAAGAACATTGCTTCATTCTCACGAATAAAATCAAATAATTTTGCAGCATTCTCTTGTTGTAATACAGCAAGTCTAAATGGTGTTCTGCTTGGTAGATTTTCTCCAGTAAGAATTTCTTGAGAATTAGCATTATCTCTAATATCTTGTCTAATATTATATTCTTCTTGTGAATAAGCACCAATATTTCTTTCAGCTACATCAACTCTTGTTAGTTCACTATTTACTTTAATAATATCACCATTAAGAGTTTCTGTTAATATATTACTTCCAATATTAGAATCTCTAGTTTGAAAGACAGTCTTTGATGCTAATCGCATTGAGTCAGCTTTTTGATTTCCAATTTCATTTCTTCTTTCCTGTAAAGGGAATAACATTTCAGATATACCTAATCCTAATGCTCTACCCTCAACTGTTAAGAAATCTAATTTTTTATATGGGATACTATTAACTTTATTCTTGTAAAGAACAAAGTATGCAGCACTAATATCACCATCTCTTTTAACCTTACTTTCTTTTTCTTTTAAATAACCAATATAAGAAACAGACATTGAATAACCATCACTAGCTAAATCTAATTCTGAATTATGTACTTCTACATATTGTTCATATACACATACTTCTCTAATCCTTAATGTTCTCATTTGAGAAACTAAATCATCTACTGCATCACTATCCCATCCTTTACTTTTCATCTTTTCAAGTTCAGCAGCAGTAAATGTATGTTTATCTATCAAGTAAGGTGACTGAATATTATAATTGTTTGGACTATTAGATATTGCAGGGTCAAAAGAAAGATAACGAAGTGGTCTATAAACAACCATATCCCCTACTTTCTTTAAAATTACAGAACCATATATTGGTAAATTTTCTGCCGTTTTATTTAGAATCTGTCCAAAAGATTCTTTACGCATCCAATACTTTAATTCGTCATTATAAAGCATTGCTTTTACTCTGTCCTTTGCTCTTAAAGCATGAACACGAATGTCTTTTCTATCTAGGTCAATATTTTTTGTTGCATTTCCACATTGTGGATTCGTAACATTAAAAAAATATTTTCTATTATTTTGAGAATCATAATCACCTGTTTCAAATTTAGAAACACGATAAAGTTCTATTCTCCTAATTAATTCTTTAATCTGGAATTTGTATCCTTCCACTATTTCTACTGGTTGGTCACTATCTTCAAGATTATATCTTAATGATTCAATTAATTGGCTCATATATATTTAGGTTGTAATAAAGTTTTTTGTTTTCTAATTTTATCTTCTTGGAATTTTCTAACTTCGTCTTCTCTTCCAAAGGTAAGCATTAAAGCATCAGCAACGTCTGGTGATGGAATACCATTTTTAGCTAAAGATAACTTGTCTATTATTTTAAATTTTCCAGATGAATCTCTAACTTTAAATTTAATATCAGTAAGTTGATAAAAGTCATTATTATCTTGCAACATTCCTCCCTGTAAAATCCAATCTCTTAATCTAAAATATGCTTCAGCTCTAATATTAATATATTTATCATCATTAACAGCTTTCTCTGACATATTTATACCTGTAACTGACCAACCAAGTTCTAAAAATCTATCATACACACCTGACCCTAAACCAGTTGCATCTATAAATATATTTTGTTCATCAACTTCATGCTTATTAGCAAACGTTCTAGTTAAACCAACTACTTCCATTAAATTTCCAGTAGTAGTTTTAGCAAGAACTTCAGCATAACTTCCATGTCTTAATACCCATACATTAAAATTACCCCCAGAACGAGCTATATCAACGCCTAAACGTCTTTCTCCAATAGTATCTGGTTTAGCATTACGAAATGCTCTCTTTAATTCTGACTCAGTAACAAGAACTGACCATCCATCTACATCAACTGCATCTTCTTCTGGAAACTTAACATCATATAATACACCAAAGAATGCTTCTTTACGCATTTCATCAATAAACTTCTGTTTAAGTCTTCCTTCTTCTACTGCTTGTTTCCAGTCTATAACAATTTTCTTATAATCTGTATTACGATAACTTCTAAGGAAATGATTTCTTTTAAACGGGTTACCAATTTCAAATAAAAAGTTATTACTATGACCACCAAGCATACGTTTTACCTTAGAATAAATGTCATCATCTATTAAAGAACTTTCATCTAGTATGATATTAGGGCTACCAAACCCCATCAGTGTTTCACCAGCAGCTTGTTTGTTGTTTGAATCAGCAGAAAGAATAAATATCTCTGCTCCATTTCTTAATACTATACGCTTTTTACTAATTTCTCTTCTTAGTTTATCTTTTTGTTTCTCTTCCATATCTAGTAATCCTTTAAGAGGAACACAATTAGTAAAGTTTTCTATTATCTGCCGCATAATAATCATAGCTTTGTCCGTAGAAGGAGCTATAATAGCCCACTTCTCTGGATGGGTAGCACATCTAATTGATACAGCAGCAGCAACAGTAAAACTGTTGTGTGTTGGAGTAAGTTCTTTCCCTACTAAATAAACTCCACCATTAACCTGAATACAATTTCCTGATACTGGTTCTATTTCTCTTATATCAGAAATTGATTTTCTCTTTTTCTTTAAAGGTGCTACTTTTTTTCTATCTAATACTGTTGGTATTTTTAATAATGGTTGAAATCCTAATACATAAGTCATTCTTCTTCCTTGTATTCCAGAAGAAGACAATGTTGGTTTAACTTCAACAATACAAGTTCTCATTCCAAGTGAACGAACTATCTCTACAAAATCATTTATCAAACCTTTATCTACACTTGTAATATATACTCTTCCTTTTTTATCAACATACCCATCTGTATCAATCATTCCAGCTAATAATTCAAGTCGTTGTTGTATTGAAGATACCTTATATATTTCTGGTATATGTTTATTACCAATAAGTTTAAGTTCATCTAAATGTTTTTTAAAATCTGTTTTCCAAAAACCATACGATATACAACCAGTAATTTTATGTACATTCTCATTGGTACATTCATAAGCAAGACTATCTATTATTACCCTATCTTTTTTATCACCAGTTATAGTTGGTTTTGATGCTGTCCCATCTCCTAACCAAACTCCAAGTGTATATGGGTCTATTAATAAATTTTGTTCTTTAAATTTTAAAGGTTCTATATTAGGAACTGTCCAAATATTTTTAGCTTCTTTATATCTTAAAGGACTAATATTCTTTGTTTCTACTACTTTATCCTTACTCCATTTACCTCGTTTAACAATCCATTCGTGATTATGATGACATTGTATTTTAGCACCATCTGAAAATTCAATCTCTCTATCGGCATATAATTTAGGAGCAACTCCTTCAATAATAACTTCTTCGCCTTTATGATTATAAACATAATCACCAACTTGTAAATCTCCGTGGTTTTTCC